ATGAATCAGATTAGAATAAAATATAAGAATAGTAAATAATAAATAATTTATAAAAAATAAATAATAATAATAATAATAGAGTAAATCAAAATTAAAAATAATAATAATAATAATAAAGTAAAAAGTAAATAATTAATTGATATTAAAAAGCGCAAAAGCGCAAAACTCGGCTTGATTATAGAAAGTATCCCATATAGAAATCAATATAAAAATAGTTTGTGAAATCAAGCCGAGTTTTGCGCTTTTGCGCTTTTTATAATAAGTAAAATCATAATGAAGTAAAAATTAAATAATAAATAAAGTAAAATTAAATAATAAATAAAGTATAATAAATAATTAATGAAAATAATAATAAAGTAATAAAAATTAAATTGCTCAATTGCGTATTTCTGCCTTAATTCCACAAAGTATTATGGGTATAATAATATAAGAAATTAGTTTCTAAGATTTGGGCCAAATTACGCAATCCAGCAGAAATATTTATTTAATATTGTATAATATTAAATAAATTATTAGCAGTCATTTCTTTTTCTTAGGATGATTTATTGTTTGTTCTAATTTTGTAAGTTGTTTAACAATTAAATTGAGTTTATGTAAATGTGATATTTGTTCCATCTTGTTTTCTTCGTTTATTTTTTCAGTCACAGATATATTATTAAACGTTTTATTACTAATTTGTCCAGATAAATTTCTCAGACTTGAAAATATGTGTTCAAAGTTAATTTTGTTCATATACTAAGAATTATAAAAAAAAATTACATAAAAACATTATCGTTATCTTCTCGTTCATGATTTTTTTTTAATTCTATTATTATAATAATATCATCCAAACAAGAATTTAATTTTTTTTGTATGTATTCTTTACATGTAGTATCTTCATCATATTCTTTTTCATATTTTTTTTTTAATTTCACAAGCATGTTGGCAATGTCCAAACAAGTATTTAAATTGTTTTCAATATTTTTTCTGTTGATTGTTTTAATATCAAATGTCATTATATTAGAATACATTTTAATTAAATTTAAACTAAATCTAAACGCAAAATTAAATTATAATATATTAATATGAACAACAATATTATAACATGGTCTCAAGATTATGAAAATCTTTTAAATGATATTAGAATAAATAGCGTGTATTTGTCAAGATACCATAAGAACAAATACGCTTATTATAAAAATGTTGATGTGTATTTCAAATTACCAACAATAATATTAAGTTCAATTGTATCAGTTGCTGCTGTTTCATTATCATCTTATATTAATCAAACAAATTCAGATTCAATAATTTGTTTAATGTCATTATCTGTTTCTATAATTAATTCTATTGAAATATATCTTAAAATATCTGATAATGTTGAATTAGAATTAGACTCATCAAAAAAATATATGAATTTATCAACTGATATACATATGTTATTACAATTAAATAAAAGTAATAGAATTGGTTCCCCCGATTTAATATTAAATAAATTTTATGAAAGATATATTGATTTAATAAATAATACTAATTTAATTGATTCTAAATATCCAGATAAATTATTAGAAATTCCAAAACTAAAAAATGGAATGTTTTCTATAAAAATTAAAACTAATATACCAAATTCAACAAATTTAACAAAATCAACATCATGTAATTCTTCATTATCATCAAATCCAATAACTGTAGAAGAAGCTGAAGAGACTATTTAAAATATTATTTATTTTAATAATAATAATATTTGAAATATAAATTTAAGAAAATTCAGTATCGCATTGAAGAGCAAGAGAAATACGAAACTCAGCATCTGGTTCGCTGGTTCCTGTGTAAGATGCACATTCAATACATATGTTTCCGTCTGAATTGTCTAATGCCGTTGCCATCCAACGAATGTAATTAAAACCTGTAACATCAAGCACAAACGAACCTAATTGAGTTCCTACAGTAGAACCAAAAGCATACCATACAATGTTGAAAGTTGCTACTAAATCAGTAGAAACAGTATCAACAACCATCATTACACGCATTAAATCGAAATTGAAAGGAATAGGGACGCCATATCCCGCCCGAGCAGTGTTAGATGTTGAACCCGAACCAAACGAGAATTGAGAAACGGAACCTGGAACTAAAACACCAGAAAATTCACCACATACAAGCATCATTCGTTTGTTAAAGCTGCTTATGATAAAAGATTCGTTGGCACTTACATTATCAGATATGGATGTGAGAGCACTCTCGATAGCCTCAACTTCACTATAACCAAAAGCACGGACACCACCAGCAGTTGTATCTTTGTTATTATAGATAGTTTCTGTAAAAGTGAGAACAGACGAATCAATAATGAGGTCTTGTTTATCAGACTCAAGTCCAGCAAGCAAAGCATCATCACTTATATTTTTAGAAGCATTTGAAACAGCAAGAGCCCGAAGGGCTACAATGCTATCATAATCAACCATAACTGTTTCAGCACCCGATTGGTTTTTGTAAGAAATATCTTTTACCATAAGAGCAGTTGAATCAACAATGTTATCTTGTTTATCAGTATCAAGCCCCGAAATGAGACCATCTTGAGATGAGTTTTTAGCAGCATTAGCAACGGCGACACCTTGGAGAGCAACAATGGTATCATAATCCATAACTTGGACTTCAGGTCCTAAAGGATTTTTGTAAGAAATATCTTTTACAGGGAGAGACATGGTATCGACGACAGTGTCTTGTTTGGTTGCAACTTCTACGTTGGATTGGTTGAGTTGGTTTTTAAGAGAGAATACAGACATTATATAATATTAAATAGAAAATAATAATTTCTTAACTAAATTAAAAATATTATAAAAGAGAATCCAATAAATGTAATAAAAAAATAATCTAAAAAATAAAAATAATCTAAAAATAAAAAATAATCTTAAAAAAAAATATCTAGATTATTAATATATGGGTGTAAATATGATAATTTGTAAATCATGTGATGAAATATTTCATGAAGATAATATGATGTCATGTTTGATATGTTATGAAAAAGAATATTGTAATAGTTGTACACCATGCGAACTAACATTTAATTATACTAACAGATATGTGTGTGAAAGTTGTATATGCGACCCGTTAAAAAATTCAGATGAATCAGATTAAAAAAAATTGCAAAAGATTTAAAAATGACAAAGAAGGCATTTCTAAAAGTATTAAAAGAAGAAAAAGAAACATCTTATAATCCAGATAAACTTATTGATGAATTTAAAAAAAAAATTCAATTATATGAAAATGATATTAAGTTATTAAATGATAATATAAAGTTTCAAGAAAGTTTAAAAAAATAATCTCATGATTATTATATAATATAAAAATGAATGATATAAAAGTGATTAATAAAATAAAACAAAAATACGCTTTCAATGTGATTACTGAACAAAAAATAAGTGATGATGCGTTTATTTGGACAAGAGATGTAAAATATAAAACTATTAAAAATAAATATGGTTATACTTTTGTTTTTAATAATAAAGCCGATTTAATATTATCTTATGATTTAACAAGTTTTTTTGATTTCTTTAAAAATGAAAAGTTATATAAATGGAGTAATATCATATAAAACGTTAATAATCTAATAAATGCATTTTAAAAAAATCATAGATTCGTGTTCTCTTACATAAATTTATAAATTAATTTTACTTTACATGAATCCTACATTAAAAACCTTAGCATTAATCTAATTTATGTAATATTTCAATAGATTCTAAATAAGCTTTATGTTTAATAGTGTTGTAATGTTTATTTCTTTCATATTTCACTATAATAGAACCACATTCACAATGTAAATGCTTATTATTAACTTTATTCAAGTCCGTATTATCTCTTTGTTCTTGATTTTTTTTATCACGTTTGATTTTATTTAATTCTCGATTTTTCTTATTTTTTTCATTTTGTTTCTGGTCCATCATTTCTTTATTATTTATGTAATATTCTTTTCGTTTGATATCAAGCCTTTCTTTATTCTTTATTTTATATTCTTTATTTTGTCGTGATAAATGTTCTCGATTCTCTTCATGATATTTCTTTTGATATTTTGATATTTCTTCACGTTTTTCAAAATGTTGTTCTTTGATTCTTTCTTTATTTCTAACATAATATTCTTTCATAAATGAGTCAAAATATTCCTTATGGTCAGCTATCCACTCATCGTGCGACCGATCCTCAATTTTGCAATTTAAACAATGTACATCATCTTTATGTATCCTTTGGAAATATGCTTCTCTTTTTCTTAATTCTTCTGCTGAATCACAATGATATTGTTCAATTAATTCAATTTCATAATTATTCCTCTCAATAATAATTGATGATTTACATTTGGTTTTACGATTCACTCCGTATTTATGACCACTTATTCTGGATTGCAGACTTTTTATTGTAGATCCAATGTAATAATCACCACTTGTGAGACAATTTATTCTGTAAATTTTACCATTATGATATTTTTCCATTAATATTATTGATGCTATGTGTTTAAGTCTAGAATTAATTAAAAACCTTATCATTAATCTAATTAATATTAATTAATCTAATTAATATTAAAATAGTTTTAAAAATATTATCTAGATTATTATATAATGAAACTTGTCTTGATAACTGATGGAATGTGCAGAGAAATAGTTGAAAAAAAATCACTCGACGACGCTTCTTATGCTGTGTGTGTGATATGTGAAAATAAAAAAGGAAGGTGTGATGATTGTGTGATGTATTTGTTTTCTTTAAAAAAATACACAGCTCAATTTGTTTGCGAACATTGTTTATGTAATCCGCTTGAACATGCATCTGAATCAACTATTATTAAATATGCAAAAAGATTTTCTATGACAACAAATTCATTTTTAAAATCATTGGAACTTACAAATGATATTGTAATGAATAATTCATCTCTGAAATCAAATAAAAAATATAAAGAAATGTTGGATAAAAAAATGTTGGATAAAAAAACTGCTGATGATGCAAATGAAAAAAGAATAAAAAAAATGTCAAAACATGAAAAAAAAATTGAAGAATTAAATAAAATAATACATGAACAAAAATTGCAAATCAAAGAGGTGGAGGACTTTAACGATGATATCATAAATAAAGGTGATCCTGATTATGTAAAAAAGTGTTTGTGGTAATATTTTTAAAAAAAATTGTCAAAACAATAATATAATTTAATTAATCTAAAAATAATAATCTAAGTTATTAATATGAATAATTTTTTAGAAAAGATATTTGAAAATAGACCAAAAGAATTAGGAGATTCTAGCAAGAAACTTTATACCCGTAATTTAATAAAATTAAATGATGGGAAACCTGTTGAAGATCTGAATTTTTTAAAAGATATAAAGAATATAAAAGCAATCATTGAACCTTATGCAGCAACAACACAAAGGAGTTATATTATATCTGCGTGTGTTGTTCTATCTGGTAATGATAAATATGAGGACCTTTACAATTCTTATTATAATGAACTATCTAAAATGAATAATGATTTAAAAAATAATACAACTAAAAGTGAATCACAAAAAGAAAATTGGATAACTCAAGATGAAGTTGAAGAAGTTTTTGAAAAATTAAATAATGAAGTTAAGAAATTAAAAAAACCAAAAAACAAAAATGAATATAACAAATATTTATATTTAATGATTTTAGCATTCTTTACACAAATAGCCCCAAGACGCCCGAATGATTATGCACAATTATTTATTGCATCTAATCATGATGATAAAACAAAAAATTATATTGATATTAGTGAGAGTAAATTAATATTTAATGTTTATAAAACTAGTAAAACATATAATGAAATTATAATTGATATTCCAAAAGAACTTATGACAATTGTAAAAAAATATGTAAATATTCAACCAATATTAAAACAGAAATTAAAGAATAAAAATTATATCAATGAATTTTTATTAGATATCGATAATAAACCATTTAATTCAAATAACATTACAAAGTTATTGAATAAAATATTTAATGGAAATGTTTCAGCATCTTTATTAAGAAATATTTATTTAAGTTCTAAATATTCAAAAGTAATTAAAGAATTATCAGATGATACTAAAAATATGAGCACATCAAACGATGTAGCATTAACAAATTATATTAAAAAGTCTTAAAACACTTCTTGATTTTCAACATATAACATTATTCTATATGCTGCGTTTGTATCATCTGCATTAATTGAACCCAAATATTTAATATTAATATAACCAGTATTATTTATTGGAGGATTAATAAATTTTTTATTATAATAAGTAGAGTTTAAAGTAAATGAATCTAATATTGTTATTTGTTCTGAATCAAAAGTTTTATATTCAATCTGAAATGAAACACTTGAATCAATATTTGTAGAAGTTGAAATAATTGTATAACCTCTTAATGAAAACCTGAATAATGGAACACCAAAATTAACAAGACTTGATAATGAAGCACCATTTGAAAATGGATACTCATTTAATTCATCATTTCCTTCAGCTTCTAATGATATCATATTTACTTGTTTATTTCCTCCACTATCAATAATATTATTATCAATTAATGATTGTTTTAAAATATTTAAATCCTGTCTTAAATTAGTTAGTTTATTGTTAATTGCATAATTAGAATAAGCCATTTTTTATATTATTATATAATCTATAATATAAAAAAATATTTCTAGATTAAAAATATTTTATTCATAGCGTTGTTAAATCTACAGCTATAATATCAAATGGTTTCTTAGTTTCATTTTTTATATGAGTTAAAACCTGTTTCATTTTTAATAATGATAAACCTTTTATTGCTAAAAATAAAACAGCTATAGAAGCCCAACGCCCGCATGTATTTATTCCATTTCCAACTTTTTGATATTTAGTTTTTGAATAGTATTTTTTAATTTTTGATGTTTCCAATAAATCTCTTATTGTGTTTGGATATTGGTGTAAAACTTCATTTTGTGATTTTGAAATCCATTTTAACTCTGAATCTGTTTTCTTTCCGTAGGGGTCAAAAAATATTAATGAATTATTTCTAATCAACACAACCCAATGTCCAATATTCATAGCATTTTCAATTAAAATAATTCTAAAATCACCTTTAAATTTTAATAAATCAAGAATATTATTATATTCTTTTAATTCGGAATATTTCATTATTTTCGATTCAATAGACGAACCAAACAATTCTATAAAATCATCTGTTCCAAACATTTTTTTTAACTTATTATTATATTTAAGTTTAGAATTATTCATATATTTAAGTTTAGAAATAAATAATATCTATATTAATAATATAATATAAAATGTCAATCGCATCATTCTTTGGAAATAAAATTAACAGCCCTCCACCCAATGGAAAAATCGTTTATGCAAACGAAAATAAAGAAGTGAATATAGTGAAATTACTCGCAAACAACGTAGCCGCATCGAGTGATGATATGGTTTTAGGAAATGTAGATGGCGTCGCTGAATGGCGTCTTTTAGAAGCTGGTGGTGATACTATTGTTCCAACTCTTGCTGAAGTCATGACACAAGCTGGAGTAGCTGGAAGTGATTTAAATATGAGTACTTTCAATATTACCAGCCCTGGAACATTAAATTTAATTGCCGCTAATGGTATTGGATTTGACACTGCTAGTGATAGCGGAGCTATTGGAGATGTTCTTGTATCTCAAGGAAACGCACCCCCTGTATGGAGCACTATTGCTTTATCAGACCTTCCATTAACTGGTGATTTAAACATGGCTGGTAACGGACTTGTTGATTGTGCATCTATTACAAATGACGCACAATTCCCCCTTAATATTATTGCTCCTAGTTTAAGTATTATTGGTAAAACAACATTTAATGATGTGCCTGCATGTGCAGATGCACCCGTTTCTGATATTGATATTGCTAATAAAGCATATGTTGATTCAACTCTTGCTGCTGCCAACGGTGTTACAACAGATACTGCTAACAGTTTTACTGCTGTAAATACTTTTTTTGCAGGTGCAAATATTGCTATTCCCACTTTGGCTTATGCTGCAACAACTGCAGACCCAGCAGCTTATGTAAAATTTGGAACTACAACTCCTGGACTTTCAATACAAAATAATGTTTGGAGTTATACTGGTAATGCTGATGCCACATGGACTCTACCTGACCCTCAATCATGTGCTGGATCTTCTGTTTATATTATAAACGGAGGAACTGCTGGAACATTAACCGTAAATGGAACTATTCAAAATCTGGTTGATGGACAAAATGTAAATGCATATTCTGGATTTCACATGCATTATACTGGTTGTGTGCATTTGGTATCATTTAACGCAGTTACTGCCTACAGATGGGGACTAACAATGCATTCTGCTAACGTGGATTTCGGTTGGAATTAAATAAATAATACTATAAAAAATATTTCTATTATAATAAAATATAATCTATTATAATATAAAAATAAATGTCTCTACCAAAATTAATTTATTATGATTTAATTGTCTCAAATATTGAAAGTCAATTAATAGACCCACCGCAACTAGTTTTTAAATCTTCTCGTTCTTCACCATATATTAAAAACCCTTCTAAATATCGTGTGAGCATTGCTAGATGGCAGATTTCAAATACAAATACTTTACCGATATGGCGTCCTTTAATGCTTCCATATTCAACTGACCCTAATAAGTCAATATATTCTATAGTTTTAGAATATCAAGGTGTTTCATTTCGTCAATACATGGATTATGAACCACAAAATAAAGCAATTCAAGTCCCGCTGGCACCATCTACACAACCTAATGGATTACAAAATAATTCAACATCATATTATGATGTTTATAATTATAGTTATGCTATTTACCTTATAAATGAAACGTTTAAAAAAGCATTTGAAGGATTATCTAATTTAATTACTTTACCAACTGACCATGTGCCCGTTATGTCTTATGATGCATCAACAAATATTGCTTTGTTATCGTGTGATGTTTTATTTTATTCTCTAAAAATAGATGATCCTATTAAAATATATTTTAATTCTAGTCTTGGTAATATTTTCTCATCATTTCCATTTTTAATAAAATCATTATCTGATAATGGAAAAAACTTTCAATTACAAACTGACCTTTTTTCAGAAACATCTATTTCACCTTTTCCACCATATGAAAATGATCCTGATTTACAATATGATGCATTACAAATATATCAAGAATCTAACACAATGACATCTGCAATGTGTCCCATATCATCTATTGTAATTAATAGTATTAATTTACCTGTTGTAAATAATATAGAAGGAGACCCGCAAATATATGTTAATCAAACATTATTTGATGCAGGAAATGGAAATCAAACAAGTAGTTTAATTACTGATTTTATAGCTGAATCATATGAAAATTATATTATTTATTCCCCTAATGTTTATCGATACATTGAATTAAACGGAGACCAACCATTATATAACCTTGATATGAGTGTATTTTGGAAAGATACTTTAGGAAATTTAAATAAATTCTTATTGCCATGTGGTGGATTTGCAACAATTAAAATAATGTTTGAATTACTATAATAATAAATATTTAAGAAAAAACAATTAAGAAATAATATAATATTTAAAAAAAATAAAATCTATTATAATAATATAACAAATAATGTCTTCTTTAATTTCAACAACTCTTGTAGAAAATGCTTTAATTTCGGAAATTTCGCCATCCCTTAATTACGCCGTCGTATCGGGACCAAGCAAATCAACTTACACTACTTCTAATGCTTCAACATTCAGTAATTCCGTCGTTCAATTTACTGTGAAAACACCAAATCAAAGTGTTCTAATTGACCGTGCCGTAAAAATGAGTGCTAGATTAACTCTTAAATTTAATATTGGAGGACCTGTTGGTTCTAAATATAGTGTGCCGTTTGATGAGGATGAACCAGCTGAAGACCAAGTTACAGTTTTTGAATATTCCAATACAGAGAGTTTTCAAGCATACCCACTTAATAGTTTAATCACAAATTCTAATATTGAAATCAACAATGCGGGTGTTTCGTGTTCTAACATGGATTTAAAAGATATTCTTTCAACACTTACTGACCATCGTGCATTAAACAAAAAGAATTCTTCAACCCCGTCTTATTATGATAGCATTTATGGTGAATATGAAGATTGTGTAGGTGCTACTAACTCTCCGTTAGCTGGTTCTTTTTCTAACTCTTTAGATGACAGTTATCAAGGACGTGGAGGGCATCCTGTGACTATGATTGTTCGACATTATGATGCTGCTGGAGATGAATATCCACTTGTTGCTCCTTATGGTGAGGAAAATGGGTTTTATTCATGTCTTAAACCTGCTGCTGAAGGTGATACATGGATTATTTATCTTACAGGAGATTTTACTGAAAATTTCTTATATTTATCTCCGCTTTTATCAACTCTAAGCCACGACCAACAAGGAATGATGGGAGTAAATGACATTAACATTAATTTAAACATTGATAGTGAATGCAAACGTGTGTTCTCAACTGCTAAAACAGTTTATGATCCAGAAGTTGAAAACAGTTTAAGACCATTGTATATTTCTAAAATCGCTATTGAAAAAGATGATGGTTCTGTTGGATGGGAAAACCTTAAAATGTCATTTAACTTCCTTACATTACAATCGTCTCAATTAGCTCGTATTAAAGAACCAACTCAAGTTTTACCATACATGAAGTTCGACAGGTTTATCACCTCGTCAAATGGCGCCCTCGTCATTGATCCACAAGCAACTGGTGTAATTATTTCTAATGCTATAAGTTTAACTAGTGTCCCAGACCGTATTTTTGTTGCCGCTCGCATTCCAATATCTTCACAAAATAGTGCATGTCCGTCGTCATTTCTTGCTATGGAAAATATTAATGTTTCATTTGATAATGGTGATGGCGCTCTTGCTAACTGTTCTGTAGTTGATTTATTTTCGTTATCTCAAAAGAATGGAAGTGCTCAAACCTTTTCTTCGTTCAAAGGTGTAATGTCAGTTCATTCCGCTGCCGAAGTTCAAAAATTTAAACAAATTCCATCTTTTGGAAGTGTCTTATGTATTGATCCAGCTAACGATTTAAATCTTCCAGAATTCATTACAAACGGAAGTATCGGATCTTATAATTTATCAATAACAGTTAAAATGAAAAATTATCACAAATATCCTATTAAACCAGAACTCGTAATTATTACATCTAATTCCGGTGTATTTAAAATTCAATCAGGAGTTTCTAGTGTTTATACATCGCTTCTCACTGCCAAAATGGTTATGGACGCAAAATCGGGTTCTGTATCTAAAATATCTGGTGATGATTATAAAAAATTACTTGGTGGTGTTTCCCCTGCATTAAACCCGCTTCAATCGTTCAGACGAAACAAAAACAAACCTTATCCAGATGGCGGTGGAATGAGTGCGTCGGGAAGTAGTGGGGGCGGAATCTCTGGAAGTGGTCGAAGAATCGATCAATTATATTAAGTTTAAAAAATTATTTTCTATTTATAATTATATAATGGTTTTACCGAAAGATGATAAAAGTTATTTTGACGCAGAAGAATATTACAAAAAATTAAAAGCACAAGATTTTAAAATCGCATACAATCACGGGATTAATAATCTATTGATTAAACAAAATATGGAACGTGCCGCATCTATTCCACAAAATGGAATGGTTACAGGGGGTTCTGAGATGTTTCCAGATCGTCCATTTTTACCAGGTAATTATGACAACAATAATCCATCTAATGTTGTATTAGGTGGTGGAAAAAAGAACAAGAGTGCTTTACGTTCAACTAAAGCTTGGACAAAATATGCTTCTGATACTATCGATGATGTTTTAGGCAAAGCTGAACGTGTAAAAGCCATTTCAGGTGGTGGTAAAAAGAAAAAGAGTGCTTTAAGTTCAACTAAAGCTTGGACAAAATATGCATCTGATACAATTGATGACGGATTAAATAAAGCTGAACGTGTTAAAGCTATTTCTGGTGGTGGTAAAAAGAAAAAGAGTGCTTTAAGTTCAACTAAAGCATGGACAAAATATGCATCTGATACAATTGATGACGGATTAAAAAAAGCTGAACGTGTAAAAGCTATTTCTGGTGGCGGTTCAAAACTTGCATGGATTCCATATGTAAAAAAATATTCGGCAGATCATAATGTCTCGTATAAAGAAGCATTATCAAAAGCATCTGTAGGATATAAGAAACAATAAATAAAACATTTAATAATATTATAATTAAAAAAATAAAATCTATTATAATAATATAATATAAATGCCAGAACTTTTTCAAGACATGTTAAATGACGACAATTCAATTTTTAATGCAGCTATTAAAGATAATGAAATGTTAAAAAGAGCTATAGATAGA